AATTAACTGTATAGGCAGTAAAAGTTGTCGCAGTATTTGTTATCTGTCCCCAAATCACACCGTTCCTCTGAACAGGTTTTCCAACAATATATTTAACAGGACCATATTGAGCAAGTTCAGTTAATTTTGATTTGGTTAAACCTGATATGGTATATGGAACCGAAACATAGTTATTCGATGTTTGAGCCGATACCGTATTCTCAGCATCCCCATTAAAAATATAATCATAACTAACAGGAGTATTCAACCAATTACCACCAGCAGGAATAAAAAACGCAGTCCCGTTTGGATTATTTGGAACCACATTTTCATATGGTGTAGTCACTTGTTTCTCAACTCTTGTTATTCCCCACGGATTGGTTTGCTCAAGGGTGATTGTATATGTCCTATCTGCAATAGGATAGGTGTGGCGTAAAAAACTCGGAGTTAATGAGGTAATCGCTTGTTTTCCCGACCCGTCTCCCCAGTCGACCCTATATTGTGATAAATCCAAAAACTTCTGATACTCACTCGATGTGTTATAAACATAATAAACATAAGGACTATCCGTTGTCGATGAAAAGATAAAATTGGCAACAACATCCTTCTGTAATACAGCGCCATCAAACGGACTATAATATCCCATATCAGTAGCACTCTGAGTTATCATAATCGGAATTGTAAGTCCCGTCAATAATGAACTACCATTAGGACCAGCACTCAATACCTCAGTCATCGCAGAATAAACTCCAATCGTAACTCCAGTGTATGTGGCACTAACATTTTGACCGTTTAAGTCAACCCTAAATAAATCACCACGAATGTTCTCCGGTGATACTATGTAATTATAAACATTTTCCATTATGGGTTAATATATTCATACCACTTTATGGGAACCGAAGTTCCCGCTCTTTGACCGTAATTATTGTATATGTTTTGGGCGGGGTTTGTATTAAACACCTGATAAGTTTGTTTTTCATAATCAAGTTCCACTCGATAATAGAAAAATCTTGAGTTATCAAATGTGGTTGTTGTTCCTGATGATACCGATTGAGGCATATTCATCATCTTTACAAAAATTCCTTTTTCAGCATCATAAAACTTTGCCGTCATATAAAAAGTTCTAATATTCAAAAACGTTCTCTTCTTTAACCAATAAAGAAAAAATCCTTCCTTATCTCCAACATAGTCCAAAACAAAATCTGGTTTTTTAATTTCAACGTTTGTTCTATTCATTGGGGCCTCCATTGTAAGTCCTTGTTGAGTTGGAAGAATTATTGTAACATAATTTGTTTGTTTCTTCTCGTCCACACTATCATATAAGTCCAACTTAAAAAATGAATTTGAAAAGTTGTTATTATAATAGAAAATCTCTTGAGCGGTAAAACCTTCCTGACGATAATCAATACTCCAGTTATTTACGTTATTAACAGATGTTCCACCTGAATGGAAATAAAATTGATATTGAATATATGTGTCATCCGTTGGATTATATCTTGGAGATATTGGTAAAGAGTCTTCATCTAAATTGACAGTTACTGTATTTTGTGGTGCGTGAGCAAATCTTGTCACCTCAAAGTCTCTACCAACACCAATAACTTTATTGATTGCTTCAACTTCAAACTCGTCAATAGCTTGGTCCAAACCAGAATAATCCCAATCTAATTGAATTGGAAATGTAATGGTCTTATCTGTTAAACCACCATCTTGTCGTATTGTATACTTATTCACATCCATCTATCAAAGGTTTGATTGGGAAATTAATTCCCAATAAGTTTTCATTATAATTTATTCCCTCAGGTATTAATCTAAAATTAGAATTACTATATGGGTAATGTGCTGAGTTTAAAAAAGGATAATCAACACCTTGTTGTAAGTTATCTATAAAACCATAAGTATATAGGTCCCTCCATCTAAACTGTTGGTCGGCGTTTGAAAAATACGAATAACTTGGTACTCCTTGAATAAGTCCCAAATCTCCTGTCTCAACATAATCAGAAAAAACTCTGATTGACATCGATTGATGTGGCTGATAATAATATCCAGGAGCGTTTTTATCAACATTTACAGAAGTAGTATTGGTTGTTAAAGTTTCTTCCGTAGAGAAATTTGTAGAGGATTTTAAAGATGTTTGGAACACATTTTGATTAAACTTTAACTTGTGGAAATATGGTGAAATAACTCTTTCCAATTGTTCATAATCATTCCACTCACAAAAGTCTCCATCAATCGTATCACCCGACATTAAGTCTTGGTTATAATAAAAGTTCTTGGTCACACCACTTGTTAAAGTATATCCCGAAGTTTTTATATTAGTATTTGATGTTGGATTATCATCTTGCCACCAAGAAGTTGCCGTTGGGTTAATGTTAAATTGCCAACCCTGTTTCAACCCAATACCAACATAAGGTTTATTAATTTCAAATGAACTTGGTTTATTAAAATATCCAGTATATCCTTTATTAACCACAGTTAAAAATATCTCAGTTAACGGTCTCTTTTGATTGTCCGTTATGTTTAATAAATTTAAATCGTAAGCCAACGTAACATTATAAGAATTACTACTTGTTTTTTGTGATATTCGGGTAATCTTATTTGGTGTTATTGAACTATATTCTAATTTCTTTTCTTCAGTAAATAAATTCTTTTCAAAACCGGCTTTAGTCATAATACAATCACCTACGTTTGTCATTATCTTATGTTGTCTAACATAATACTTAGAAGTTGTTTCAAGATAATTTTCGGGGTTTATAACTCTTTTGAAAGTACCACTAACACCATTACTAAATGTTGTTCCAGTATATCCAATATTGAATATATTAAATATATAAACATCACTATCAAATAAATCATTTCCTAATGAGTAAACTTGGAATGTATCAATTTCATTATAAAAAAACGATAACTTAACAAATTCACCAGGAGTTAATCCGTGAGGAGCAATACATTGGAATTGAATAATACCATTTCCATTCTGAGTTGAATTGTTAATTACAAATGGAATACCTTCTGAGGCAATCCAACTTCTATTATCATTATTTAATGAATACTCTAATTGTTTAGTATAATCGTTTGAATACGGATAACTTATATAATAAGTCCAATTATATGTGTAAGCACTTTTTGCTTTATATGAAATGTGTTGGTCTTTAACATCAGGTCTATAAAAATCAAATTCATAATATTGTGGAAACCCATACCAAAAACCCGATTGCATAGATGATATTGGGTCAATATAATATAAATTATATTGAAATGGTAAGTAATTTGTTGTACCACTAAGTGTATTATCATATAGATACGTTAACTTAAACGTTGGTCTAAATACCGTACACGCCTGTCTTTCATTATCAAAAACTTGTTCTAAATTAATACTAGCACTTCTATCAAACTCAGTCAGTAATCGAGTTTTTTGATTTAACGAAATATCAATATCTTGGTCTACAGCAGGCGCCGACTTATATTGTTGACTACTTGGTATGATTGTATACTTATTCACTTATTGAGTATTTTGTTTTAAATTTATCTAAAGCTGTTTGTCCTTTAGTAACACCAAAATAAAATTGGAATGGTGCTCCAACCATTACTTTATTATTTAATGTACCCAGAGTAGAATAATTACCGTCAGAATCAACACCAAAAATATAACCTCTAGCACTTGTTTCTCCAGAAACCGTATTTAAATCAACATTTGGACTTAAAAAATAAGACGGTGATGATACAGGATTTCTTTCCCTATCATTAGATTGATAAGCTCTACCTTGAACAATATCAGTATCTTTGGTTGCCCAATTATTATATTGAGTACCAAATACATTAACAGAAGTACTACCAGTCGACGTGTCAATATTCCACTGATAAAAAGGAACAACTTGTGATTTAATTCCATACGTAAATGGAAAGTTATTTAAATTATCAGTAGTTCTAAAATTAATTCTACCAGGTGTAATATAATCTTTAATCTGTAAATCTTCAGTTGTAGATGAAAACCAAACAGCAATTACTGGATTATTTGCAGTTCCCAAAATTTGAACGGAATTATCATTATAAAATTCTTGAGAAAATCCAATTACACCAACCTCAGAATTGATAGATAATAGTTGAGCCAAATCACCATCAATTCTTCTTTTTCTTGGGTCATTTTCATATCTAGAAAATAATTGATTTAATGAATTATCACCAAACGAAATTATTCTTTGTAAGAAATTCTCATCAGTTATTCTTGAAATAACAAATAAATTAATTAAGTCTGATGTATCGTTATAACTAGTTGGATTTATATTTGGTATAACATATCCTTTAGTTGATGGGTCAAAAGTTATTTCAGAATAAAAATAATCTTTCATACCTAAATTCATTATTGTTGTTGGAAATAATAAATTTCTATCATTAACACCACTATCAGGAGAATCAATACCAATAAATTTAGGAATTGGTGATTGTTGATATGGACTACTTCTATAATAAAAATTATTAGTCGTACTATCAAAATAAACTAAATTTTCACAATATTCCGGTAATTTTGGTTTATTATTTTTATCGTATGTAGTATTAACTTGAATTGGAAATGCAAATAAAGAACCATTAATCCAATTATTTGTAAATGATTGTGATAAAACTCCTCTACAAAGACCATAGAAAAATCTAAACCTATAACCCCATTCATTAAATGACCCTAAATCTTTACCTAAATTTAATGGTTCTTGAAAAAAGACATAACATCCATTAACAACTTGGTCACTTGTAACACAATTTTGATTAACCTGAAAATTAGAACCAAATCCTTCATAACAACTTAATCCAACCATATTTTCACAAGTAAATGTTTCGGCAACAGTAACACTATTTGGAAGTCCATCTATTTCTGCTGTAACAATACTCGCACCTGTACTATATCTTGGTCCACTATACGTTTCAAATTTAGCATCTATTCCATAGATTGCAAATTTTAAATTTTGTTGTAATAATGCACAACCATATTCCCAATCATAACCATCCAACACATCAGAACTAGGTAATCTATCAGTTCTCATAACATTTAAACTTCCATTACTCATTAACGTTGGTTTTGGTCTTACTAATCTATCCTGAAGTTTAGAAGTAAAAGTAGGACCACCATTAACCGGAAGTTCAACAAAAGACGAATAATTTGCAGGTATAACGGTATAACTTGTGAAATTAACAATAGGACTTGACGAATTAGACCAAGTATTAGTATATGGTGTTATATACATGTTTCCAAGTCCTGATAATTCTTCACCATTATTATATTTACCAGGTTTAATATCATACGAATACAAAGCATTTGATGTAATTGTACTAATACCTTGTATATTACTATTGGAAACAAATGGAGATTCAACAATATTAAAATAAAATGAGTAATAGGCATCAGCAATTCCATAGTATCCCGTACTTGTTGAAGAGTATCCCGAATATGTATATCCAGGTGTTGTATTACCAACGATACCTGGTTCAAAGAAATATGATGAATAAAACATATCGGTCTGTCCTGTAAATTTTTGTACCGCAATTTGATTATTATCAGGTAATTTTTGTATTGGTATATTTAATCTTGTTTTAGTTTTAACAACAAAATTATCATCACTAGCAAAATCCTCTTTACCAAATATTTTACTTAAATCATACTCAGTTTCATATAGTGGAGAATATGGGTCAACACCTCTTTGAAAAATAACAATGTATTGGTCTCCAAAATTTTGATATGTATCAAATAATGAAAAATTGTATGAAGCAGAACTCCAAGAACTTCCAGGTCCAGCAGTTTCACCAAACCAATCAATCACTGTTTGAGTACTAATAATACCGGGAAAACTATTTTGATTGTCCACATTAACATTTGAATTTTTCCATAAAGTAACCGCATCCGATACTGTAATAGCGGTTACAACTTGAAAATATTCTCTATCTGATGCAAATTCATAATTTGTTATTGTTGAACCTGTTGGTAAACTATATTGTACTGTTTTTTCAGTTATTTGAGTGTCAGCATAAACAACATTGACCGTTGTTTCTCCACCAACATAACCTTTTGTATTACCACTAATACCACCTAAAGTAAATCCTGAGTATGCCCAATTAACATCTGAACTTGTTGCAGGATTAACAAACGTAACCAAATCACCTGATGTAAACGATTGATTACTTAAAACCGTTAGTGTATTGTCATAATGAAATTTACCAATATTTGAATTAGGTTCAACTGAAACTTTTATTTTATTAAGTCCAGTAAAATAATTGTATCTACCATTGAATATATTTATTCTTTCACCTAATGGTAATGTACTTGATATTGCAAATTTACTATAAGTCTGATTTGGAATTACATATGGTTGAGATTGTGTAATTTTATAAATGCTATATGTATCTGTAGTCCAGTTTGTTGATTGAGTAAAGGTAAAGGATGAAATTGTAGACAAACCACCTGTCGCATCACAAAAAGCATTTGAATTAAGTATTTGTTCATCGATAGAAGTACCCGAAAAATACGATTTAAAATAATTAATATATGATTCACGACTAGAAGTATAACTTAAAAAACCAGCACCCGAAACATAATATTGTTTTTGTACTTGGTTTGTTGTTGTTACTTGACACTCACAAGCTTGACAATCAGGATATGTAATCATTGGTAATTCCATCGTAGCATCCCATTTATTACATTCAATATTTAAATTGTCACAAACATACCCAAGCCCAGGAAATTTACAAATTTCACATAAAGCAGATTTAACTAATCTGTAAAGATATAATACTATATGTCCTACAATTATTAAAATAGGTCCTATTATTTGAATAATTACCATTATTATTGAAAATAAAAAAAATAAAAAATCAAAATTCCTGAATCCGTCATTAACCGGAAATTTATTATTTGTCGAAGCACAACTATCATCATCAATCTCTTTAATACCAATAAATCTACCTCTACCACCTTCTTTATATTCGTCAATTAATGATGCAACCGTATAAACCCTATTAAAGTTAAATTCATAAAATGTATCCTCACAATTAACAATCTCATTAACTCGGTTATTGTAGTCATCACCACTTAGAAAATTTTCAGTATAACCTGTCCAATCTAATCCAAAATAATATGAACTATGTTTTTTTGTTTCAGAATATTCTTTAATGTTTGGAACTAAATAATATGGTCTTCTTGTTTGTTCCGCTGGAGTATTTGCTTGTTGCCATTTAATTTTAAATCTATATTTTGATTTTGTTGGTATACCTATTGTTGGGTCATAAGATAATACTTTTTCTCCAAATTCATTTGTAATATAATAATCCAAATTCATAGGTAATTCCGTAACCCAAGTACCATCCCCATCAATAACATTACCTGCCTGTTCTAATTGATACACTTCCAATATTGGTAATCCATTACTATCAATATTAATTGTTTGTCTTAAAGCAAGAATTTGACCCGGTCCTGTTGTTAAATCACATAAATTACCCAAATTGTCTTTAGGTCTACATCCAGGTCTAACTCTCATATTATCAGGACTTGAAAACATTGAACCCATAAAAACCGAAGTTGGTTGAATATCAATATTAGCATTATCTCTTAAATCAAAATCCGCTCTACTAACGGCAATCTGACAAACCGCAGGGTCACCCCACAACGGAGCAACATCAACTGTTTGTTGTATGTTTACAATTTGAGGTAATGAATTTAAATCTGTTGATGTTTTAAATTGGTTACCAGCAACTTGTGATTCGGTAGCCAAACCCATTCTAATTAAATCTTGAGGTGTTAAAGAGAACTCACCGATATCAGATAAGTCAACATCCATAAATAAAGTTTGACCACCTAATGGAGTTCCCATTATCATATAGTCACCACTATCATTTGTTTTTGTTGTATACTTGTAATACTTGTCGTAAATTTCCACAACAGTATTATCAGTTAAAACATCTAATCTACCAGGTAATGTTCCTGTCGCGGCATGTTTAGAATATGATTTTTCGTAAGGTAATAGATTATATCTATAACCATCTTCATTTCTATCGTTTGGTGATTTGTATGGGTATATGCTTGAAATTAGAGGATTTGATTCATCAATAGTATCAATTGGAATAAAAATAGACACTCGGGCATTTGGTAACCCTAATCCATTGTTAGCAGTAACCCTACCAACAACAACACCATAGTTTGCACAATTTCTTGTATAAATCTCTGATTGTTGAATTTTTAATGATAAAATTTCTAAAAACTCGAAATCTTGGTCTAATTCAATATTAATTGTTTTATTGATACCAAGTTCAGTTCTTATTCTATATGATTGACCCATCTAATGTCTTTAATTAATAAATAGTTTATGTGGAATTTTTAAAATGTACCCACACAATTTAATTATAAGTTAAAGTGTTTATAAATAAACCAGTTAAGAGAAAGTAACTGATTGGAAGTTTTTAACCAAAACTTTAATATCTTTAGTTGGATATCTAATTTGATAAACTTGTGAAGGTTGAGCAAAAATTGTATCATCAACCGTTGAAATAAGTTTTGTTTCAGCATCTGCATATGACATTGAAGTCTCCGCTGAAGAATACTGACCACCAACTTGATTGAATACATCTAATCCAGCAACAGTTAAAACACCATTTGTATTTTGAATTAAACTCTTTATCTCAGATAGATAAACGTTTTGTCCCAACTCTCTTGTTTGTGGATTAAAGTATGTCGAAATTTTATCAATAACACTTGAAATTACTTGTCCTGAGTTTTGTGCCGAATCTAAAACGATTGAAACCTCAACACCTAAGTCAATAACCTCAGCGGTAAAGATTGAAATATAATCATTCATCATTCGATAGTTTGATAAATAATTGGCAATATTTTGTCTTAAAGTATTTGATACAATATTAGTTAACTTACCCGAAGTATCATAAGATAATACTTGAATTAATATTTTGTTATCATTTTCAGTTATTGATACTTTAGCAGGAGCTCCGAACTCTGCTGGCATGTTTCTAATCAACGAATCATAATCTTGAACGGTAACGGCTCTTTTTTGAGCTGAAAAGTTAAATGAAACGTAATTTCTAATTTCTTCTAATGAAGGAATACCAGCTCCACCAACTGCTGCAGTTACGTTAGTACATCTTAAAGAGTTAACTACTGATGAGTTTGTTGTCTCTGATGGACCATTAACTGAGAACGATACGGTACCAATTTGATTAATAACACTTGTTCCCAAGTTTGTTCCTAATCCACCACCAACTCTATATTGAATAAACAAAGTTGAATTAGGTATTAATGTTGAACCTAATGAAATGTTATTAGAATATCTTTGTAAATCTAAAGTAACCCCAAGTGTTGTAAATTGATTTAATTGGTCTTGAGCAGTATTTGTACCACCACCAAATGTCATCTTTTTAAATCCTTCAGGTGTGTATTCTGTTATAAATCTATCTTGTGTTTGAATATATTTACCCACTTTAATACCTGGTTGGTCAGAAACTTTGGTAGGGTCTTCAATAAAAACTCTATCTTCAGCTAAGGCATCAACTTCATACCATCTATTAGATAAACCTAAAAATTCTGCGGTTGTTGGAATATTTGTATATTCTGTTCCACTTTTTAATAATACACTTGTAATACCAAGTACATTCTTTTCAGGTAAAAATAATTCAAAGAATGGTTTAACATCATTTGCACCAATTACTCTTTTAAACACTTTGGTTATACCATTGACAACCATTTCTCGTTTTGTAATTGTATAATTCACAAGAACATTATTAGAGTTAAAGTTTGGTATTTTTAATCTATTAGGATAACCTTGAGAATTATATGGTGAAGCAAAATCAATATCATAAATGTTTTCAAATACAACACCAGCACCAGTTACTTGTGAACCTCTTAATAATGTTCCAAGATATCTTTCATCTTCTTTATCACCAAAGGCAGGAACCGTAATTGAAAAATCAACTAAAGCAACCGATGGTCTTTGACCCGGTAATTTTAAACCATAAGTTCTTGCAATATTATAAATTGAAGACCTTTGTTGAGCATATTGTAATACAGTTTCCTGAATACTTCTATCAATTTGATAGTTTAAGTTATCC